GCTCAAGTGTTGCAGCCATCTCCATAGCAGTACGGAAGTCGGCTGTCTTACCAACTTGCACCACAGAGATGTCATCAGGACGCCCCTGAATGATGGCTCCGTTCCCCGCAGCAGAGAGTGTCTGCGGCTTAGTAGTACTAGATGGGGAGACGGTAAAGACCACCTTAGCGGCGACTGCAGAGCCCTCTACGAGTGCTTGCATAAGAGCTTCAAGTGAACGGAGATCACCAAGGAACTCCTCCACCCTACCACGTCCAAAAGCTTCACCATCGACAACATTAAACCTAAGCACTAGCCAAGGATTAGTTTCAAGTGGTGCCTTACCTTGGGAGCCAGGGATGATCTTATCGAATACTTCTTGATGCCATACGAGTCGATTGTTATCTCGTCTGACATGTGTGTAAACATCTACATCTTCCTCGTTGTCAGCTCCCTCTTCCCCAGGTGGGTTAACAGGAAGACTGGCATTAAGGATAGGTGCTAGTAGTTTACGACTGATGCGTTCACGTGTAACGATCTCTAGGATGTCACCGTTACCATCTCGATCTACGACATACCTGTTCAATGGATACAGCTTTAGTCCCTTAGGACCCATGTAGATCAATGCGTTACCACCAACCACAAGATGCTTGAGGGCTTGGTGTACAGTAACGCGATCACTTGATGCTGCAATGATTTCCATGACAGACCTTTCCATCTTAGCGAAGGAGATATCCAGGTCTGATCGTGCCTCTGGTGGAAGATCTACACCGATCTTTGAATCATCAATCTGTAGCTTAAAGAAGCTGGTTTGGGGAGGTAGAAGAGCAAGCATCAATTTAGATGCAAGTGTAACAACCCCTTTAGCGCCAACGCTTTGCCATGGTGTAGTCAACTTTAGATTAGTTGACCTACCCACATCATCATCTTGTTGGATAAGAGTAGGTAGTGTCAACTCAGAGCACTGTACAGCTGTGTCTAGAAACGTGGAACGATACTTACTTAGATAATCGTATCTTGTTTTAGCTGACATTTATCAGAGTCCAAGTGTATTATATGTGGGGGATACTCGCTGAGAACCTAGTCCTTGTGCGCGAGGTCCTGCTGTTTTACGGCTACTTCTTTTAGCTTTGAATCCTGTAGCTGAACTAAACACGTCAGAACCAAACCCACCGAAACCAGTCCCAGCAGTGCTAGCGACTTTCATATCTTCGGGAGTCATAGGAGTGGTGTCACCGCCCATTGAACCCATATCCATACCACCACCACCTGTATCAGTAGTGCTAGCAGAGGCTGGAGTTGTATCAATCGGAGCTGCTGTTCTAGGTGTGAACTGTTTACCAAAGCCACGTACTGTCTCACGTCCACCAGGACGAATAGCAGTACCGCCCATCATACGCTTAGGCGCGGTGCCAGCAGTTACTTCTCCATAACCACTCTGAGGATTTTGATAGCCTCCAGTGGCACGAGTACCACGCATCCCTTCTAGCGCCTTACCAATACTACCAGTACCAAATGTAGGCTTCTGAGTAAGGCCATACATGCCACCATAAGATGGACCTGCTTGCTTGATAAGCATATTAGCAGCACCAGAGTTTAGGCTAATGCCAGTCCTGTCTTTCTCTTTCAAGGAGCGATTGATTTGATCGAGACGTTGAATGACAGCACCACCACCAGACTTGCCAGAACCTTCTAGCATCTGATTAAGTTCACCCTTACTGATGCCACCAGCACCGGCTGCTCGAATAGCTTGGCCAAGGCTAGATGCATTACCAGCAGATCCTCTACCACCAGCGCCAGCGCCTCCACCACCAGACATAGCACTGCCACCGGTACCAGCTCCACCAGCATTACCGGCACCCCCGGCACCACTGTTAGCAGCCGCATACTGTTGGGACCACGGTGTGTTAAGCCCAGTCATGGATGGGTTATACAAACCAGTAAACCCAGTTGGCATAGCAGTAGGTGGTCTACCGGTAATCAAGGATTCAGCACTACCGCTATCCATGAAGGCTGCCATGTTCGCATCCCTGTTTGGGTTAGCGGATGACATTGCCCACATAGTATTGATGTGGTTATTGATAGCTTCAGGTGATGTGTACTGACCGAGAAGCCCAGCATTCTTGGGATCCTGCCAGTTAACACCGTCCCCAACTACCTGGAATCCAGTGTCGAAGTTGTTCATGGGATTACCCATGATGTTAGTTACACCAGCAGTACTGAATGGGATATTCAGTTTAAATACATTGGAAGCCTGACTAGCAGGGATAGGTTGACCAGCAGCATTAGTACCACCAGGCATACTAAGCCCACCAGGTGAGCCAGTATTAGTCACACCATATCCAAGGTTAACACCTTGAGATGCTGCTGCAGGTGCTTGCCTAGCTACCTCCCTAATGTTTTGAATAGCTTGAGGCTGTACACCAGCTTGGCGCATAGCCTGAACATTAGATTGATTAAATGTACCTGCTTGTGCGGCTTGCCGTGCCTCTTGCCGTACTTCTTTACGTTGATTCTGTTTAGCCATTGTTCTCTTCGTTGAGTTGGTGTTGAATCCACTCTACCACAGAACGTTGGCCAGAGCGGTACATAATTAATGAGTGTGAGTCATCCGGGTGGGGATTAAGTGGTGGGAAGTTCTCTTCTAGTTGTTGTAGGAGAGAAGTAAACTGGAGACCATGGGTCTCAAGCATACTGAGGTAGGTTGGGGTTTGCATGTTCAAAGAAGGCAGGCATACGTGCTCGCTTTGTATCAGAAAGCTCTGGAGCCTTCCCTTCATACATCAAGCGATCACTGGCATCCAGCCAAAATTTTTTGTCCAGATATTTGTTAGTGGACGCTTTGAGAGGTGTCATAACCCAGTTAATAGTTGCCTTACGCAACTTGTCAAGAGAAGGGCTGATCTCCAACCCAAGCTCCTTACACACAAGGCTATTAGCCGCTACATGGACTTGCTCATCTCGGCTGATGTCAGCGGAGACTGTGCGGAGACCAGCGTCACCATTAAAGCGGAAGAAGGGGAGTAGTACGAAGAAAATTGCACGCTCGGCAACAAGTGCTTTGAGGACTGTGTGATCAGGATGCGCTTCCCAAGCATCCCTAAGGCGCTTTGCTTCGGCTTCAGCAGTTTCGTCAACACCCAAAGCATTGGCGATGTAACCGAGAGCCAGGTCGTGGTTTTCTTCGTCTTTGACATTAGAGCGCAGCAGGTCTGCCGATAGAGCTGGAATCTCACTAAGGGCATCTTGAATGAAGCTACCAACGGGGAGTTCCATGTGTCGCATAGCGAGGGCACGGTAGATGGTTTCTTCAGAGCCTGAACAAAGTTCACCTGCTGTAGTTTGAACTGGAGTCCAAGTACGTTTACGATTTTGTAGTTTTTGATAAGGGTTCATTTTGAAGATAGGTAATTGCGTTTGAAAGTGCTTTTAAGTTATCGAAAAAGTTGCCTAGACCTAAATTGCACTCTCTGCAAATAAGTCCCCGCACATTACCTGTGTCATGACTGTGATCTACTACTAAAGGTTTAACTTTTTCGCAAATCGGACAGTGACTTGTTGACGCTAACATTGCGTCATAAGTTTCAGGATCTAAGCCGTATTTGTTTTTAATTTGTTGACGTTTGTAGTAAGCTGGCTGGGCACTACGTCGTGATCGTTTGTTTGCTGCGTAGCAAACCTTACACCTACTCCCTTTACCATCCTTTCGACGCTTGTCGATTTCGAATTCACTTAACGATTTGGTTAGGTTGCAGTTAGTGCAGACTTTACTCTCCGCAGTTACAGTCTGGTGCTGGGTCATTGAGAATGCTGTCTAGATAATCATCAACTTCATCTTCATCCAAAGCAGCGTAAGCACTTGTTTTATCTTGAACCGAACCCATGACTTGAAGGCTGTAGTAAAGCGAAGTCTGCGGAGAATTGAGCCATTCTTCGATGAAGGTTTCGTCGTAAGTAATTACATCGCTCCAAGAGTTAAAACTGTATCCGTGTAGGAGGCCAGTAGTATCGAGAAGTCGGATAATACCATCTACCACTCGTTTGTAGTTCTCCCAGCCAACTTCAGATGCGATCTCAACAGGACCGTAATCAAAGCTCTGGACGCCGAAGGTACCGCTATCACGGTCTACTTGGCGGGCAATAGGAGGAGCGATCTCAGGGCAGGTAGTATAGCCATCGAGATCCTTGTAGCGGTAGCTGCATGAAGCAGTTGGGGCAATAGCAAAGGCACGGTCCATGTTATTGAACTTAGCTACCTCTGCTGCTGCTTGGATACCAGCTTGTAGTTCCTTGGCTAGTACATAGGCACCATCAGCTTCTACAGGAATAATACCATCATTTAGGTAGCTTAGTGCTTGTCCGAAGGCT